GCCTCAGGCATGAAGACGCCGCCATCGGTCTTCTCTTGAACTTCGGGGATTGCGATGAGGAGCTTGTACCCAGTGGGTTCTGGCAGTTTTGCCTTCAGGTGCTCGTCATCAATCTTTTTGGCAGTATACATCTACACCTCATGCAGTGACTTTGGGCGTCACAGTTGCCCTTGCGCGAACATTCGCGACTGCGCGGCACGCTAGATCATCGTGCCTCAGTCTTCAAGAAATCTCTTCTCGATCTCCTTCGCGTCTTCGACGATCTCGCTCATGGCCTGATACCGGCCAGTGATGCTCATGTACTCCTCGTAGCTCTTGGCCCCACCCTGAGCCAAGAATTGTTCTATAGAACTTTTCCTCTCCTCGAGCCTGCGGATGAGCAGGCTCATTATCGTGTCACTCACCGGTTGCTCCCAGTTGCTTCACCGCTTCCTTGGCGATCTCAACCCCGATCTTGGCGCCCTCGAGACGCTCCTTGCTGGCCATATCGACGTAGTCCACGGCCATCTTCGCGCCGATGCGAGCCCGTTCGCGCTCCTCTTCGGACTGGATGCGCTCGCGCTGTATCTCGATGTTGGCGGTCTTGTTGGCGAGATCGAGTTCCATCTTGGCCTTGTCGAGTTGCATCTGGTGCTGCGACTCGGCCTCCTTCATGGCGACCTCGCGTTCGCGAAGCTCCAGTTCCTTCATCTGCATCTGTGTCAGCGGGTTCTGCATCTGCTGCTGCGCCTGCTGCTGTGCAGCCTCTTGCTGGTTCTTGCCGAGGAGTTTCTGTGCCGCCTGAGCGACGATGCGCGACAGATCGGCCTCGACATCATCGGGCAGTTGCTCGTCTTCGGGCGGCAGCGGGACGCCAAGTTGCTTCTCGACCTCCTTGCGGTACTGCATGGCCACATGCTCGGTGATGTGTGCCGACATGGCGTTCATGATGGCACCGGCAAATGGTGACTGGCCGACGAGTTGCTGAATCTTCGGGTCTTGGGCAGCGGCCATGTGGACGGCGATGTGTGCCTCGTGGTCCTGATAGAGGAACGCCTTGACAGGCTCCTGCTTGAGGATGGCCATGTTCTCGGTGACGGGGTCTTTCGGCTTGATGTCGTCCGGGAGCTTGATGATGTCGGGCGCGTCTTGGATGCCCAGCACCTCGAGCATCTGCCGGTGCAGTTTGCCCATATCATAGAGTTGAGGTGCCTGCTGCGAGAGTTGCAGGGCAGCCTGATACTGCATGATCCGCTGCGACATTGTGGCAGCGTTCGGGTCGGAGACGGGGATGACGTCGATGGTTTTCAGGTCGAAGTCATCGACACGGCTGAAGGTGTTCTTGTCGCCAGCGACTTCGTACTCGTAGGCATCGGGCATGAAGTCGTGGATGACCTGCGCGAGGATGCGCAGTTCCTTCTTCATCGCCGCGTGCATCCGGGCTTGGACGCCAGACAGAACCTTCATGGACCGTTCCATGAGGGCGAGGGTCGTGCCAACGGGTGCCTGCGCGTTGATGTCCCCGACTTGGATGTCGGCAACGGAGCCGATGCGACGCGCTTCCTCGACCATGTTCTGGAGGAGGGAGTAGAGAACTCCAGACGGTTCCTTGAACGGCAGCGGGAAGATCGAGTCGCGGATGGCGCCGCCGGGAATGTCCACGTCCCTGAACTCGCCCGGCTGGATGGGGGTGTTGTCGCCCTTGATGCGGAGGCCACGAGCCTTCAGACCGCCAGGCAGGTTGGCGAGTGTGCCTGCATCGATGAGTTGGCGCAGGATGGATGTAGCCGAGCGCGACAGGCCACCGATCATGTGGATCAGGCCGATGCCGTAGAAGCCGAGGCCGGGCAGGTATGGGTAATGGACGAAGTGCGAGCGCTTGTCCTTGTACTCGTCATCCTCGTACCAGTTCCTGCGGATCGACAGGATGGTCTTCGAACTCTTGTCGATGGTGATGACGTAGGGGCGAGCGATGCCATCAGGGTCGTTGTAGGGCTCAGGCAGGTCGTAATCGACGTGCATCTCGAGAAGGGTGTGCCGGTCGTCGTCTGAACCGGGGGAGGTGACGCCCTCTATCTCGTCGTACTTCTCCTGAATGTCGCTCTTCTCGAAGACAGCGGGCGGGAGTTCGACGTCACGATAGAATCCGTTTGCCTGCAACTTCTTGATTTCGTTGGGTGTCTTCTTCATCACATGGGTGTAGCGCTCGGCTGACTCGATGTTGGACGAGCCGTAGTTGATGATGAAGTCCTCGGCTGGCACGAGAATGGAGACAGGGCGACGCTTGAGGGTGTCGTAGTAGACCTTCTTGAAGGCAGAACCGGCGAGGGCGAGGCGGAAGAGCATCTGCTCCGTCTCGTCGCGGTATTCGACCATGCGCTCGGTGATGATGTAGTTCATCTCGTTCTGCACACGGTTCGACTGCTCGAACTTCTCCTTGGTCATCTTGCCGACGATCTTGGTACGGGCAGGTCCAGACGCGGGGAGAAGCTCACTGATTGCCTGCGCTTGGAAGCGCACGACAGATTCTGTCAGGACAGGATGGAAGACACCGGCTGCACCCTGCCAAGGGATGGTGCGCTCTTCGAACTTGAGGCCGAGCAGATCGAGGCCCTTGACGTAGGTGTCCGCCCAGTCCTTGCGAGAGTTGCGGTCGGACATGAAGCTCTCGACGAGGTCCGAGGCAATGGCTTCCAGATCGGCTTCGTCGATGAACTCGGCATAGTTGGAGTTGTGCTCAGGCCCCATGATTTCTTCGGCGATGTCGCCTGTGAAATCTATGACGAGGGGATCGAACGGCTCCATGGGCTTTACGACGGCCATAGACAGTCTCCTTGTTGGTGTCAGCGCTGACGTCTACGCGCCATGAGGGCCTCGAGTCCAGAGCGCCGTATCGGTGTGGGTCTACGTACTACCGGGCTCAGTGTTTGAGGCGCGGGAGCGACCGGCTGTGCAACCTGCGGTACGATTGGTTGTGCGACCTGTGGCGCAAGGGGCTGCTGTACGGTTGGCTGCGCGATTACGCTCTGACCTCTCATGGGTGCCTGACCCATCGCAGCCTGCTGGCGGAGCATCATCAGTTCCTGCATCATCTGCTGCTGAGCCTGTTGCTGCTGCATGGCGTACTGCTGCTGACGCTCCTGCATCTGCTGGTTCATGGCCTGAGAGGCATTCTGAAACGCCTGATACTCGGGAACGTTCGTGAACGGGTTGGACGTCACGGCCCTTTGCTGCTCGAGGGGCATGTTCCGGTAGTTGCGGTATGCGTCCGTGTTCTCGAATGCCTGTTGCAGGGACTGCATCCGCTCTATCTCCGCAGGGGATGGCTGCGGCGGCATCATTGGCTGCTGCATGGGCGGCATCATGGGCCGCTGCATCGGGCCGTCATATTCCCTCATGACGCCGAATCCGGCAGGGGCACCGCCCAGTTGCTGCGGCGCAACCTGCTGCTGCATAGGGGTTGCCTGACCACCCTTGGAGGAGCCGCCTCCGCTCGATTGTCCGATACCCATGTCGCTCTCCTTGTGGGCTTTGCGGCACTATACCACAGTTTGCGGGGCTAGGAAGTCAGTAGTAGGGCTCTGCCGGTATGGGTGGACTGACGTCGTCGTCGTAATCATCGAGGGATGTCCTGATCCAGCCACCCTGCCTGAAGCGTATGAGCGCCTGAGAGGTCGAGTCGACGTAGTCATCATGCTCCCCGGATGGGAACGATGCGCACTCCTCGATGACCTCATCTGCCCACCTGTACTGCGGTGCCCAGACGAACCCGCTCTGGAACAGGTCTGAGATGGCGTTAACGCGGGCTATCTTGTCGTTACCCCTCGACGGCACGAACTCTGTCACGGGAAGGCCCATGGCCCTCAATTCGAAGATGAGAGGGGCACCTGACGCCTTCTTCTCGACGACGAGTTGGTCTGGCTCGTACTCCCGGTACTTCTCGAGTGCCATCTTCTTCAGTTCGGGGAACTCGAGTTTCTCCTTGTAGGCATCGAGCAGGATAAGATTCGGGTGTGCCTCGCCATCATCTCCCCTGCGCATGAAGACACCCCATGTGGTGCAGGCCGAGTAGTCGCTGCGCTGGGTCTTGAGGAAGGCGGTGTCCCAAGACTGGATGATTGCCTCGCAATGCGGAGGATCGTCGTAGTCCCATCGCTTCCACCAATCCCTCTTGATGAGTGCCCCCTCCTCTGCGGTGGGGTTCTGCATGTACTGGGCGTTCCACTTGGAGATCGGAAGCTCCTCCTTGAGTGCCTCCAACTCCTTGAGGGTCCAGAACTCAGGCCATACCGGCTGGCCTGACGGCATGATGGCGGGGAACTCGATGACCTCCCAGTCATCCACGCCCTCTCTCTGTGACGAACGCTTCAGAATCTGGCCGGTCAGGTCTCTCTTCGACCACCGGGTCATGATGAGAACGATGGCACCACCCGGCTGAAGACGCTGCCGTGGACCCGAGGTGTACCATTCATACACGCCGTCATAGACGGCAGGGTTGGTCTCCCCGAGCTTCGCCTCCTGTTCCGAGTGAGGGTCGTCGATGATGAGCAGATCGGCACCCTTACCCGTCACCGTGCCTCCGACACCAATGGCGAAGTACTCACCCATCTTGGAGGTAGACCATCTACCCGCCGCCTTCGAGTCGCTGGAGAGCTTGGTGTTGGGGAAGATCATCTGGTAGTCCTCACCATCGATGAGGTTCTTCACCTTCCGACCAAAGCCAACCGCAAGCTCTGCGGTGTTGGAGGTCTGGATGATCTTCTTGTCCGGGAACCTGCCCATGTACCAAGCCGGAAGCAGATAGGAACCAAACTCCGACTTGGTGTGCCGTGGTGCCATGTTGATGATCAGACGCTTCAGGGTGCCGTTCGCAATCCTCTCGAAGGCATCAGCCATGATCTTGTGGTGCCTCCCAGCAATGAAGGCAGGCCACATCCTCTGGACGAAGTCCAAGAAGTTCAATCGAGCTTTCTCGACATCCCTCATCTTCTCCAGAAGCTCCAAGTCCTTCAGTAGTGCCTCCCTCTCGGAGACAGGCACAGATGACAGACGCTTCAGGATGTCTTCCAGTTTCACCATGGAACCTCAGAGAGGGTAAGGGTGGATACAAGCGGGGGAGCGACCAGTATCCACCCCGAGATCACAAAGACCTCTGTGATCCAACATAGCCCCTGTGTGCCTGTGAGTCCAGTGCGTTCGAGAAGCGAACGCTCTCTATAGTATATAGAGTATATAGTATGTAGTATGTAGTATATATATAATGTATATTGTATGTAGTATATACTACTTATATTACCAAACAATATATATACTACAATTACTACATATATACCAATTATATATATATATAATATACCTATATAGTATCTACTATATAGTAGTAGTAGTATATATATACTATAGAGGGATGTCAAGTAGCAGGCACTTCAGACAGGGTGGGGGTCATGGGTGCGGAACATGTGGATCAAGGGTGTGGAACATAGAGATCAAGGGTGTGGAACAGCATGTATATGCGAGCACGGGCACCCCGGCACGACCGGGGGGTCGGGGGTGGTGGGGTCAGCGCGATCCGCCCTCCGTCGACAGGCCCCGGGGGCACCCCACCGCAGCAGCCGCTGAGAGCCCCGGCAGAGGCCCGACCTGCCTCGCCGCACCCTCGGCACCCGGCACCCCGAGATGCCAGCCCAGCGGCCCTCCCAGCGCCTCGCAGGGGCCACGACGTCAGGAGAGACGAGAGAGGGGCCAGCACCTCATGATGCCAGCCCCTCATTGCCCCTTATGCGGGATCGGTTCAGTTGAACTTTTCAGCCGGTCAGCCCGAGACGAGAGAGACGCTCGGCGATCCTGCGCTCCACCTCTGCCGTGTCGGCTGGTGTCTTGTCCTCCACCTCGATGCGGTCGACCCAGAGACCGCCTGCCTTGGCGAGCAGTTCTGCGGCCCGGAGTTTACCGCTCTCGCTGCCGCTGTCGTTGATGGCGCGCAGGGTGCGCAGCGCTGCCTCGACGTCCGAGACGGCCAGCATGCGCCGCATCTGCTCTTTCTCCGCACTGATCATCTCGAGCCTTGCCTTGACCTTGCCTTGTGTCAGGAGGACGCAGGCGTGGTGATGTACGGTCTGGTCGGCCATGCCGTCTGCGACGAAGGCGGCTCTGTAGGCTGCTGAGAGGGAGAGGCCTGATGCCACCCCTTGGACGAAGGCCTCCTGCTTCTGGGTGATGCCTGTGATGGGGTCGATGGGTGACCTGACCCTTGTCTTCGGCTTTGCTGCCACAGAGGGGGCTTGTGCCCCTGCCTCTTGTGCCTTGTCTCTCCCCTTGGTGTCTTTGCCAGCGATCACCCGCAGGTGTCGCTTCGCTCGGGGTTCGGTCGGGGGGATATCAGACATGTGGGACACTCCTGTTGCAGGCACTCGGCCCGGTGATCATCGAGGCCCGGAGCATACCACAGGCACCCGCCGCAGGGCTACAGTCCGGGCGCTTTTTTCAGCCCGCTGACGAACGGCACTTTCCGGCATCAACCCCCTGATATCACTGGATCGGCACCACCCCAAAACCGGCCTCGAGAGGGGGTCAAAAAGGACACCTCTAGCGCACCCCATCCTGTCA